CAGCACACCGAACCAACCGACATAGAGGCGGTTATTGGTAGAAGTTACCCACTGGCAAAACTGTTCCCAGGTGGATGATTGTGATTGTTGTCTTGAAAGAGTTGTCATTTTTGAAAAAGGGTTATGTATGAGTGCGGGGTGGCACTGAGTATAGTATTCCTGATCTACCCTCCAGATCAGGTATGAAGGACTGTTGTTTAGACACGCTGTTTAGTCCTGGTAAGGCGTGTTTTGGATAGTGAGGAAACCCTCACCCGTCCATGTATTTATATTAAGTGATTTCTCAACATTTGTCAACCCTCCTGATGTGTATCATATGAACCTTGTCCTCTATTTTAAAAAAACATCTCTCTAAATAAATGCAGACCCTTCGGCATCTAATATGAAAAGAATTATTCCTTTCATAATGATATTGATGGCAGCGCCTGCAGCACATGCAGGAGGGCTGGTTCATAAGATGAGTTCAAGTGTTCAGTTGACTGTAGATTCCGCAAGAACCACTGCGACTAGACTGGGTTCCCAATACAGTATATCTGGATCAAACGTAAACACCACAGACGGAACCACAGCAGGGACCATCTCTGCTGGAACAATTACCAGCGGCGTTATGGCTCCTGGCACTATTTCTGCCACTCAAAAAACTGCTGGAGAAGCATTCTCCTTCAGTTCTTCTTACATCCAAGGTGATGCAGTTCCAACTTCAGCTGCTGCTGTAGGTGCTGTTGGCAACTTCTCCAGTCAGACTTCTTATGCTGCTGGAACTGCTGGTGACCTGGCAGGTACTATTGCTACAGACGGTGGTATCACGATTACGGCTGGTGGAGCTGGATCTACTGCCGTGGGCCAATTTGTTTCCGAGATCACCGTAATCGACTAAATATGAGCGAGGTCGAAAATGAAGACTTCAAAAAATTCGATCATTTGGTGTGTGATATGTGCGGCGGGTGTAAGTGTCACACTTGCTCCTGCCCAGGCAGTCCCTGTGGTCCCAAACTTTACCCAGGGCTCCATGACCAGCCACACGGAGACAACTTCAAAGCAGACTGAAACGATTAACTCTATAGACTATGCAACAGGATGGCAATACACAGTATCTGGAACAAACGTATCCAACAATGGGGCATCACTTCTTCCTCCAACAGTCACAAACAATGTGGTAACAACTCCACTGGGAGGTATAGAAGGACAAGTCACAAGTTCCGCAACTGGACTGAACTTCTCCAACTCCAATTTCACAATTACAGATCCAGGAGCGGCGTTCCAGTTCACGACCACTTATCAGGGTCCTGGAATAACAAATCAAACTGTGATTCAAAGAACCACAGAGGTTACCAGCGTAACCGACACAACAAGTATCTTTACCCAATAAAAGTATTATGTCTATTCAACCTTTTAAACCCTGCGGGTGCGACAGCTGCGGATGTGGGAGGGGTGAGCGCAACGGCAAACCCAATAGCAAATAGTTCAGGTTCAGTAACCAACCAGGCCATTCAGGTCTTACAAGGACCATATATAACCAACACATACGGGGGCGGGATTAGTTGTCAAGGTCCCACTGCTAATTTCACCCCGTACATTACTCATGCAAGGAATGATAAAGATCCATTTGAAACTTTCTACATGGAACCTCAGTATGATGCAAGAGACTTTGAGGGAAGATTAGTAGAAGTTCAAAAGAATGTAAAGAACTGGCCTTGGGAATCCTGGTATGACGATAGAACATATACGAATGCTGATGGCGAAGAAGTAAGAGCGTATGAAGATGGTCAAGACATGACCATTACCGTTATGGAAATGCAAGGTGATGGAGTACCCGACAATCCAGGAAAACAAATCTGGCAGAAACCAGTAAGAACTGGCATGACTAGGAACTACAGTACCAGTGTTGGTTTATCTGCAACACTTTCCTTACCATTAGATGGTGGATTACAAGAAAGATGTAAGCAGGCAGCAGAAACACAGATTGCATTACAAGGTCAAATGCTTGCTAATAAGCGCCTCGACTTTGAGCTGGCCAGACTCAAGAATTGTGGGGAGTTAATGAAGGCAGGAATTTCTTTCCACCCTGCTAGTCCATACAAAAAAATATGTGCTGACGTGGTGGTCAATAATGTGAGTTATGTCAAACCACATGTTCATAGTATCCCTTCTACTTCTTCAACGGGCGTACAGAGCGTAGTGCCTTCACAGCCTGATTCCTCTGCCTCTGTTCAGCAATCCTCTCAGCAGAAGATTGTACCGGGATCTTCTTACCCCGTAAGGCAGCAATCTTCTTCAATACCTTCTTCACAGTCGGTTTCACAACCTTTAACAAAAGGTCAGCAAGAGGCTTTGCGAGCAGTGCGGAACTCGTCGCTACCACAGCAATTGAGGCGGTAGTGGTCACCATACCTGCCGATGGTATATTCTGTACGATCTGATCAGGAATAGAGAGAGTCTCAAATACAGGAAGACATTCTTTTCCTACAGTTTCATATGCAACGATCTTCTTATTACCCTCTAGGATTTTTCCTATAGGGTCTTTTAATTGCTGTGCTCTAGTAGGACACTCTGGTATTGGTGCTTCTGTCTTAGGAACTGCCGGTGACGCTGGTGCCTCTGGAGCTTCGGGTTTTGGTGGCGGTTTATATGCAGGTGGTGGGGGTGGTTTTTGTTCTAATTTTATTCTATTTGCATCATAATCAATGGCAGAATAATAAGGTGTGCCTGCATCACACAGGGTCATCGTGCCCTTATCATCTTCATTTTTTAAATTTGTATTTCTATCACTATCTTTATGTGCTTCGACGCATCCAGGAATATTAACAATAGGAGTTCCTACCTCCGTAGTGACTGGAGGTAGAGCAGGTAATGCGATAGGTGGATCAGATGACATCCACTTTGGAATATCATAGATTACAACATCATTTATTTTCAAATTATTGAGACGAATATCAGGGATGGGCATTAGTCAACAAGGGTGCCGTGTGCTCTCCTAATTTCCCTCAACTCCTCAAAATTCTTTTGTTTAGTGCCTCCATCATATGCCCAAGCATATCCTTCGGTAATCATTTCTTCGTTAAGCGATACACTCCCGTCGCCAATATAACACCAGCCAAGCAGACGCCCATACTTACCGACCCCGCCAACGAGCTCAGTCCTAATAACAAGGTCATCATCGCCAGAGATCGCTCCTTCCAATTTTGCTTTAAGCCAATTTGTCGCATCGATACCTAACTCCTTTTCTTCAAGGTCTCTGGTACGCTTTTCCGGCGTATCTACACCGGCAATTCTAACACGTTCTTTCTTAAATAGGTCAAATCCAAGATCTATCGTTACATCAATAGTGTCACCATCAAGAACTCTATTAATTTCTACTACCCGGAAGTTGTAACATGACTTCCTGTTGGGGGGAACCATTGCGCCCATGCTCGATCTCCTTTGCGTCTACTGCTGTTGCTATACCGATTAATGTAATGGCAGCAGTTATGATGGCACCGGCACCCCATACCCACTTTTCTAATTTACGAATTCTTTCACGAAGTTCTTCTGAAAGTTTTTCAGCATCCTCAATGCGATGCACCAGGAGTGCTATCTGTTGATCCTGGTCCGCGTCCTTCTGGTTGATTTGATCCGCCATCGTCCAATTCATCAAAAGCCATACGCATTATATAGACAATGTAATACGTAACGCAGATAAGAAGTATGACTACGGAGATAATTACACTCCACACAGGATCACTTACATTGTCAAGTGGTTTAAGGATGAGGTTCAACAGTCACTAATCATGGAGTTAACGGTAGACCCTGCAGCAGATCCAATGTTCTGTCCCAACAATAAGGCCCAACCTGACGCCAACCATCCGACATATGGGATATTTGATACCGCAGGAACGAGGACACCAGCAGCAACACTAGTTCCTGCCATTGCACCTTGTGATCGTGCTCCAGCGTCCGCCACTAAACACTCGGCGCTTACACCTCCGCTCTTTCCCAGTTCACCTATTTCACCTCCCCCCATGTTGCGGGTGCCTTCCATCGTGTATTGATCTTGGCGATACTCTGATCTAACTTCAGACTTATTACCACCGAAGAAACCAGAACTTTGCTTGTCTAAATCTAATGATCTCTGCGACTCAAGAATTTTAGGATCGTTTGCTCTATATTCGATTATATATCCATCCTTACCTGCCTCTATCTTATATGAGGAATACGGAGTGCCGCGTGGAATATTAATGGTCGGAACCTGAACTTTATTAGGTTCTCTTCTGACCAAATGTCCCAGCACACCGATGTGTGCAATTGCTACTATGCTACCAACACTAATGGCAGTCCACTTGAGGTAAGGTTTCATGGTTACATCTTGTACGAATCGTTTGGTTTATCTACCTTTAAGGTGACAGGTGCTTGCTCAATACGAAGAGTTTGATGTGGTGCAGTTTGTGCTGCCTTTTCAATCAACTTCTCCATCTGTTCTTTGGTAATGCCACCACCAGATCCACCATTAGCACCGTTCTTTTTAGCAGTCTGAACCCCAAAGGAAGCTAAAACCCCTGTGAAGACGCTGGCTATGAAAGTGGGATCGAGTTTTTGTTCTGGAATTCCGAAGGCGGGGGGAAGTTTGATGTAGGCAAGTGTGAGAATACCACCGCTCCAAACAAGGATACCAAGACGGACAAAGGTAGAAAGAATTGCCAGTTGTTCTTCTTTGTCATCTGCTGCCTCTTTTATTTTACCTAGAAGACTTTTCTTTTTAGGTTCTTCCTTCTTTACTTCGTCAGGCATATGTCACCAGCAGAGGCAACTTTATTTAGCGAGGAATCCGTTTTCAACCAACCATTCACGGGTCATAGGAGTGGGTTCATAGTCAGACCACATAGTCCCACGGGCACAAGACTCAAGTGCATTTTGGGTCATTTTCTCTGTGCGACCAGCCCACTGTGCTTCTGCTTCCCAGGGCACTGCAGATTCTGGATAAGTGCGTTCTGCCATAACACGCCATAACATGGGCACTTCGTCTTCTGGTTTGATAATGGCAATCATACTATTTTCAATTGTTCCTGCCATGCAGTCTTGTGCTGCATGCCATCCCTCATGACGCATCACCATCATCAATGTGGCAGGACTTCCCATGAACTTTTCATTAAGGAAGAAATTATTACCTACAGTGTGATAAACACCACGATGCATTGTGGGAAAGTATTTCTGATCTGCTAGAAACACCTTAACTCCGACCTGATTAAGGGCAACGAGCATTCCGTGGAACTCGTCAGCAACAATATTATAATCATTATCGGGATACTTATCAGCAATATCGTGGATACTGAATACTTCTTCGACTCCATTCGTGCATTCGCGTAGTAGCATACACCCCATGGAATCCATAGTATTGTAACCCTTGGTGATCTTAGAGTCATCAGCGAGTGCAGGAGCAGACATACTAGCTGCCACCAGCAAACTCATAAAAATTTTTTTCATGTCAGAAAGGAAGAGCAGGTCCGGTTGTAGATGGAAGTTTAGGCATGGAGTTATCCATCATTCCAGGGAGTTGTCCAGCAATTGCCTCTGTTGCAGCAGCAGCAACTCCTTCTTTTACTTGTTCAATAATAGCATCACGACGGAGATAAACAACTGTTCCTCCACCAACAATACCAGCAGTTCCCACAAATGATAGAACAGCTAGGACATTAATTACCTTTTGCATAATAAGCCTCGTAGTATTTTACAATCCCCGCGCAGTGCATATTGCCTTGCGACACCCAGTCTTGAGCACACTCGTAGATTGATTGACTGGAATATTTAGGACTGGGACCATCCATTTGACCTCCATATTTTGAGAGGAGGATTTTTAATGCTTGCTCACGTACTTTCATTTTCTCGTCTTCGTAGCGCCAATCATCGATGGACATTTTCGGAACCGCCTAGAAAGTTTTCTGAACCGCCAATAGGATCTAACTGCAAAGTTGTAGCAGAACTCTTGGTTGCAATCTCATACATCAGTTGATGAATGTTTTCAGGTTCATTTGATTTGTTATCCTGCCACTCTGGACGCAACCACCATCCATCATGTGGATCATCATTAATGTGTTCGTATTCCATTTGCATCTCAGTTTTTGGAGGATCTTCAAACCAGTCATCGTGTGGGGTCAAAATAGGAGCAGGTACACCAACGTATGGATCTTCATCTAACTCTTTACAATCAACTACTTGTTCATCAATCGAACACTCAATGTCTTCTTCTTTAAAGACACCTGCTTTCTTTTTAAGAAGAGTAGTTTGTGTCTCAAAAAATTGTTTGAGTTTCTTGATCATGATTGCCAATGATAGTGGTAGAAGTTTCCTCTAGTATCGCACATTGGATCTTCAGATGCAACTCGATATCTGAGCATACTCTGACCTTTAAAGTCAGTCCTATCACCAATAATGCTGTATGCCTTTAGAAGGTTGTTCTTTCCTTCTTCTGACATAAGTGTATTTACCAGATTAGGATCTGCCACTGGACGCCATTTGGTGAA